ATGCACGATATAGCATCGTGCTCAAAGCCCGTCAGATTGGATTCTCCACTCTTGCTTCTGCGTTCACATTCTGGGAGACATTCTTTTGGCCTGACCGCTTTACAGTAATGCTTTCACGCACAGAGCGTGAAGCATCCAAATTGCTGCAAAAGACCAAGTATGGCTACAAGATGTTGCCACCTTGGATGAGAGTTCGTGGTCCAGACTTACTGTCTGACAACCAACTGAAGATGGTGTTTGCAAACGACTCTTCTTTGGAGTCTTTGCCATCTGGCAACGACCCTGCTCGTGGTGAAGCGGTATACCGTGTGGTCATTGACGAAATGGCGTTCTTGCCTAACCCTGATGAAGCATGGGCATCTATTGAACCAATTGCCGACGTTGGTGGTCGTGTTATCTGTCTGAGCACAGCCAATGGTGAGGGCAACATATTCCACACGCTGTGGGTTGGGTCACAAAACAAGACCAATCGATTTCAAGGCGTATTCTTTCCTTGGTCTGCTGGAGACCGTGACGAAGCATGGTACGAAGCCAAGAAGCGTGACCTCCCAGACTGGCAGTTGGCGCAAGAGTACCCATCAGACCCAGAAGAAGCCTTTATCCGTTCTGGCCGTCCTGTGTTCGACCTGGAGGCAATCCGTGCAATTGAACCGATTGACCCAGACCGTGGATACTTAAAGAAAGGCTACGGAAAGAATGTTTACAACTTCATTCAAGATGGTGGTGCTTTAGCAGTTTGGGATTTCCCAAACCTGCACGAAAACTATGTCATTGGTGCTGACGTTGCAGAAGGTCTTGGTCATGGTGACTACAGTTCAGCCCATGTAATTTCTGCAGACACAGGAATGATGGTTGCTCATTGGCACGGTCACGTTGACCCCGACTTGTTTGGCGAAGAGATTCTTTCTGCTCTGGGGTATTACTACAACCACGCCTTGATTGGCGTAGAGTCCAACAACCACGGTCTAACCACGATTAAGGGTCTGCAAAGGATTGGTTATCGCAACACCTACCGACAGCGCAAGATGAACGCCAGGAATCCCGTGGCTAGTGAGACAATGGGTTGGAGAACAACCTCGGTATCCAAGCCACTGGCAATTGACGAACTCAATGCCGCCATCAGAGATGAAGGCATCTCGTTGTATGACGCTTTGACAATGGCTGAGTTACGCACATTTGTGCGTGAGTCAAATGGCAAGATGCATGGCAGTCCACACGACGACAGGGTGATGTCGTTGGCAATCACAAATCAGATGCTAAAGTATGTTTGGCTTCCTGAGTACCGTTTCGACCCAGCACCTCCAAGGAATACCTTGGGATGGTGGGAACAATTCATTATTAAGGAAAAAAAACCAAAGAAGACACCAATCGGTGCTTTTAATACAAGAGAGTAACGAATCAACCTTATATCTATGAAGAACTTTCGCTGTCTAGAGTGTTTAACTGAGTTTGAGGCTGATGAACTGCCTCGCCGTGGCTCATATTGTTTCAAATGCCATATTCGTACAATCAATCTTGGTTTTACTTATGGTCAAGAAGATTTTCACGGACCAACAGTCCGTGAACGTGCCAAAGAACAAGAGCGTCTAGCGGCTGAAGCCGGCATCAAAGCCGAACCTGTCGGAAACAGGTGGGTGTGACATGGATGCAGTCTGGGTTCCTATCGTCGTGGCGGTCATCACAGGACCAGTCGTGGTGGTACTACAAAAACTCAGACGGGAAAATACGCAACAACATGAGGAGGGCAGGGACTTGCTCAAACTTGTGGGAATTAAAGTCGACAAAATCGGAAGCAAACTTGACCAACATATCGGTTGGCACCAAGGAAAGAAAGAGGAATAATGGCTAGGACATCTAATTCCGAATACATTAAGCGTTATCGAGACAGGATTGAACAGTCACGCCGTTGGAGGCGTGAAGAGCGTTACGACGATTTGTGGTCACGAATGATTGACATGTATCGTGGCAAGCACTACAAGGCAAGCACGGAAGAAGACCAGTTGCTGGTCAATGTGGCTTTTGCAACCATCAACGTAATTGCTCCTGGAGTTTCTGTTAACTATCCAAAGATTACTGTTAATGCACGAAAGTATGAAGATGCTCCACGTGCTGTTGTGACAGAAGCGGTTGTCAACTACTGGTGGAGACACTACGAGTGTCAAAAAGAATTTCGCCGTGCCGTCAAAGACATGCTTATCTGTGGACATGGATGGTTAAAGACTGGTTATCGTTTTGTTGAAAAAGAAAACGATTATTACGAGAACTCAGATGAGTTGGCGTCTGCTGCACCAGAATCAGTCACAGAAAGCGAATTGGTCATTACTGAAGACCGCCCATTTGTTGAGCGTATTTCAATGTTCGATGTGTTTGTTGACCCAGATGCAACTTCAATGTCTGACATAAAATGGATTGCTCAAAGAGTACGTAGGTCTCTCAAAGATGTAAAGAAAGACAAGCGTTACAACTCAACAGCAAGAAATGAAGCAGCACCATCACACTATTCCAAGTGGGGAATTGATGACTTCCGTGGCAATCTTCGTCCTCGTCGAAACGAGGGCGATGATGATGCCTATGTAGAGATTTGGGAGTACTACGACATTGACAGAAACATGATGTCGGTGTTCTGTGATGGAAGCGACAAGTTCTTGGTTGCACCAATCAAGATTCCTTTTGCATTCGGACATCCTTTTGTGATGCTCCGCAACTACGACGTTCCTGACTATTTCTACACCATGGGTGAACTTGAAGCAATTGAACCATTGCAGATGGAACTTAACCAAACTCGTACACAAATGATGAACCACCGCAAGAGGTTCTCACGCAAGTGGTTGTATAAGGAATCTTCGTTTGACGCTGACGGTCGTTCTGCTTTGGAATCCGATGAGGACAACGTTTTGGTTCCTGTTATTTCCGAAGACTCATTGAACAACGTTGTTGTTCCAATGCCAGCGGTAATTAGCCCACCAGAGTTCTACAACCAATCAAATCTCATCTCTTCTGACATTGACCGTGTATCTGGTGTATCTGAATACCAGCGTGGTGCAATGCCAGAAATTCGTCGCACAGCGACTGAGGCTGGAATCATTCAAGATGCCGCCAACGCTCGCTCTGCTGACAAATTGGCAATCATCGAACGTGCTATTGGAGATTGTGCTCGCAGACTCGTAATGCTTGCACAACAGTTTATGACTGGTGAGCAAGCAATTAGAATTATTGGTTCAGAGTCAAAACAAAGTTGGGTGAACTTTGACAGCGATTACCTTCAGGGTGAGTTCGACTTTGAGGTTGAGGGTGGTTCAACCCAGCCAGTTAACGAATCGTTCCGTCGTCAAATGGCAATGCAGGTTGTTGATGCAATGGCACCGTTTGCCAGTGCCGGTATTGTTGACATGCCAAAACTAGCCAACTATGTGCTTCAGTACGGTTTCGGCATCAAGAACGCTGCCTCCTTTGTTATGCAGCCAGAGTTGCCACCAGAGCCAATTACGCCTCAGGGAGTTCCTGAACCAATGGAGGGAATGCCTCCACAGGGAATGCCAGAAGGCATGCCAGGCGGCATGCCACCAGAAATGGGTGGTGGTTTACCACCAGAATTGGCACAATTGCCACCTGAAGTATTAGCCCAATTAATGCAACAATTGCAGGGTGGCGGAATGCCACCTCAGGGGATGTAACGATAAAAACATACTAGTAGAGCAACCTTGGAGGACTCGAACGAATGAGCGATATAAATAGCAATGAAGTCAGTACGGAAGCAACCCCAGAGTTAGAAAGCAATGGACAAGTTGAAGAAGTTTTAGATGTAGTTGAAAACCTCACTGAAGAGCAAATTGATTTGCTTCCCGTTGATGAGTACGGAGACAAATATGTTTCTGTGTCCGTCGGTGGAGAAGACATCAGAGTGCCTCTCAAAGAGGCGCTTTCTGGATACCAGCGTCAAGCGGACTATACCCGCAAGACACAGGAACTCAGTGAGCAACGGAAACAAGTACAATTTGGTGCTGCTTTGCAGGAAGCCCTGCAGAATGACCCGAATGGTACTTTGGCACTGCTTTCACAGCACTACGGCGTTGCACAGCAACCCTCTGAAGAAGAGGAACTGTACATGGACCCAGTGGAGAAACAGTACCGACAGTTAGACCAGCGTCTAGCGGCTTTTGAACAACAAAAGGCGATGGACCAGTTGGAGAAAACTGTTCAGTCTCTGCAAACACGATACGGCTCGGATTTTGATGCCAATGAAGTTGTAGCCAAGGCTCTCGCCATTGGCTCTTCGGATTTGGAAGCAGTTTACAAGCAAGTGGCGTTTGACAGGTTGTATGAGGACGCTTTGGCTGTTCGCCATCTTCGTGAGAAGAAGGCTCAAGAACAGACACAAGTTACTCAGGCAAAACGTCAAGCATCGGTTGTGAGTAACGGCTCATCAGCATCTAGCGCCGATGTATCGGCTAAACCAATCACATCATTGCGAGATGCCTACGAAGCCGCAAAACGGCAACATAGCGTTTAGCATTTAACCCCAAGGAGAAAATATCATGGCTAACGCCAACTTTGATGCGCTTCTGTCTACAACCCTTGCTAACTACCGTTCGCAATTGACCGACAACGTATTTACTGCCCGCCCACTCACCTACACCTTGATGGACAAGGGTCGCATCCGTATGCTTAACGGCGGTACGAAGATTGTTGAACCACTTATCTACGGTCAGAACTCAACTGTTGCTTCATACAGCGGTTATGATTCGCTTGCCTTGACCCCACAAGAGGGTATCTCGGCTGCTGAGTACGACTGGAAGCAGTACGCTGCTTCTATCGCAATCAGTGGTATCGAAGAAGCCAAGAACAACGGCGAACAAGAAATCATCAACCTTTTGGAAGCAAAGATTATGCAGGCTGAAGAGTCCATGCGTGAATCCTTCAACCAGATGTTCTTCGGTGACGGAACTGGCAACAGCGGAAAAGACTGGAACGGCCTTGGCAACTTGGTTGAATCCGGCAACACCGTTGGTGGAATCAACTCCAGCACCTACTCGTACTGGCAGTCAAAAGAAGAGAACACTGCAACTGCATTGACTCTTGCTCAGATGTCCACGATGTACAACAACGTTTCGGTTGGTAATGACCACCCAGACACCTTGTTGACAACTCAGACGTTGTTTGAGAAGTACGAAGCATTGCTTCAGCCAAACCTCCGTTACACGGACACCAAGACTGCAGATGCTGGATTCCAGAACCTGTTGTTCAAGGCTGCTCCTGTAATGTACGACGTACACTGCACCGCAGGCGTGTTCTATTTCCTCAACAGCAAGTACATCACCTTGGTTGGTCACTCCAACAAGTGGTTCTCGCAGACTGAGTTCATCAAACCAGAAGACACCGATGCTCGCTATGCGCTCATCATGTGCTACGGCAACCTGACAGTACGTAACCGTGCCAAGCAGGGCAAACTCACGGCAAAGACCGCCTAAGTTAACTAACCTAAAAGGAGAATGAAATGCCACTATTAGCAAACAGCACAGACGGTGCGGTAACACGCAAGCGTCTAGAAAACTATGTTGCACAGCGTGAAAAGGTTACGGCAGTAGCAGTAACAAACGCAGCAACACCAACCGCAGCACAACTGCTTGACAGCAAGTTGTTCGTTGCAACACCAACAGAAGACACAACCTTCACCCTTCCAACTGCAGCACTTGTGCTTGCAGCGTTGACGGATGAAGTCGTGGGTACGTCGTTTGAGTTCACGATTGTGAACCTTGCGTCGTCCTTCGAAATCGTTGTTACAACCAACACTGGTTGGACAATCACTAGTGGTGGATTGATGACCGTATTCGATGGTACTGCAGCAACTTTCCTTGCTGTTGTAACTTCGACATCGGCAATCCAGTTGTACCGCAAGAGTTCTGGCGGTGCAGTTAAGTAAGTAATTTGAATCGGGGGGTGGAGGCCACACTCCACTCCCCTTTTCTTTAAGGAGAAT